ATGACCATTCCTCAGCTTCATATGTATGATTTGAAGACTGGCGAGTACACTGGCAGCCGTGATGCCACTCAGCGTCCGAATGGCGAGTATATTCTTGAGGCGACTGGCGCGACGCCCGTTGCTTTGCCCGCATCCATCCCCTCCGGTCATGTCGCCCGCTGGACCGGGGATGCCTGGGAGACGGTGGAAGACCACCGCCAGCACATGGACGAGCGTGGCCGCAAGGAAGGCGGGACGCAGTACTGGCTTCCTTGCGATACGTGGCGTTCCGAGCCCCGGTATACTGAGGAGCTTGGACCGCTTCCCGATGATGCGCTTTTGGAGCGCCCGGAGCGCCCGCTTGATGAGTACAAAGCAGACAAGCGCCGCGAAGTTTCCGACGCCTACGCCTCCGCGCTGACCGCCACCCTGACGATGCCCGCGGCAAACCCTTCCGCGCTGGAGGTGACGATGGGCGCCGCACTTTTTGCCGCTGACGATGCTGTAGGACTGGCCGACGTGCAGAAGATTCTGACCGCCCGGCGTGACGCACTGTTCGCGCTCGTCGACGGTGCCGCCAGCAGAGCGGAACTGGGGCAGATAGAGGTTTCCTATCCCGTTTGAGCCACCCTCTCGCCCGTTGTTCTCCCCGGCCACTTGAAAGTGCGTCCGGGGATTTTTTTGTATAACACACTGAAAAATAAGGTTTTTTAGTTGACGAACGAGGCCTCTATGGTAAGTTTTTATCAAGTAATTCAAGTAACTTACATAAAAGGAGCCAAGCATGTACAACGCTTCGTTTTATCCCACGCCGCCCGAAGTGGCGGAGAAGATGCTTGCCAAGGTGGGCAAGCTCTACGAACGCTCGATCCTCGAACCCTCGGCGGGGAAGGGCGACCTTGCCGATGCCGCCGTGGGAAAGCTGGATCGTTATTACAACCGTTGCCGTGAGGTGGTGCACTGCATCGAGATCGAGCCGGAGTTGCAGGCCGCGATCCGGGGCAAGGGCTATCCGCTGGTGGGCACGGACTTTCTCACGTTCTGGCCGGACGAGAAGTATGACCTCATCCTCATGAACCCGCCGTTCGTCAGCGGCGAAGCGCATCTGCTCCATGCATGGGAAATCCTCGACCACGGGGACATCGTGTGCCTGCTCAACGAGCAGACGCTCCTGAACCCCTGCACGGTGCACCGAAAGCTGCTGGCCACGATCATCGAGGAGCACGGCGAAGTGGAGCATCTGGGAAGCTGTTTCGCGGAGGATGCGCTCCGAAAGACGCAGGTGCGCGTCTCGATGGTCCATCTGCGCAAGAAGCGGGAGGAGCCGAAGTTCTCGTTTGACGCGGGCTCGGACGAGGAGGGCGCCGCCGTTTTCAGCGACGGTTCCCGGTTCGAGGGCGAGGTGGCGACGCGGGACACCGTGGGCAACCTTGTGGCGCAGTATGGGCGCTGCCGGGAACTGTTCGTCCGGATCGCGCATCTGGCGCAGGAGCTTGCCCACTACGCCGGGCCGCTCGGCACGGACGGCGGGGAAACGCTCAAGGAGTTGATGCGGCAAAAGCCGACCCGCAGGGCGCAGGAGGATGCGTACAACCGCTTCGTCCGGTCATTGAAAAAGAGCGCATGGCGGGAGGTCCTGCGCCTGACCGATGTGAGGAATCTGGCGTCCCACGGCGTCCAGAAGGAGATCGACAGGATACTGGAGAGCAACGAGCGCATGGCGTTTTCCGAAGAGAACGTCTACGCGCTCGTCGAGTCCATTTTCCTGAATCGTGGTGCCATATTGCAGCAATGCGTGGTCGAGGCCTTCGACATCATGACCCGCTATTACGACGAGAACCGCGTCCACGTCGAGGGCTGGAAGACCAACGATGCGTGGAAGGTCAATCGGCGCGTCGTCCTGCCCCGCGTCGTCAGCGTGACGTTCAGCGGTTCCGGATACCTGAGCTACGGCAACTCCCGGCAGAATTTGAACGACATAGACCGGGCGATGGCCTTTCTTGAGGGCAAAAAGCTGGAATCCGTGCCGTGCACGGCTGTGCGTGCACTGGAGGGGCACTTGAAGGCGTGTGGCGACGATTTTTCAGGCGTCCTGTTCGAGAGCACCTACTTCGAGATGCGCTGCTACAAAAAGGGGACGCTGCATATGTATTTTAAAGATAAGGAGCTTTGGGAGCGGTTCAACCTGACCGCCGCGCGCGGCAAGAACTGGCTCCCGGACGATGTGAAGGCACGGGAGCGGGAGGCTCGCGCCCGGAACAGGCGGGCCGACCAGTACGGCCTCCCGCTTTCCGCCTGACCGAAAGCCCCGCCGAAACGCGGGACTTTTTTTATGTATTTTATTGAAAAAACAGGCTTTTTCTCTTTACAACCGAGGGTACTATGGTATTAATAATTCATGCGATTTCAACAACTTAAACAATTTAACCTAAAGGAAGACAACATGAACAACGCTACCCTCATCGCCGAACGTGATTCCCTCCGCGCCGCCTTCATCCGCTACATCGCTCTTGACCAGTTCATTAGCTGCGGGTGCAACCCCGACGACTTCGACGCCCACTTTGAAAACATGCAGGACGCCCTGCGCGGCGGAGCGATGGAAGAAACCATCAGGACGCTTTCCTCCTCCATCGAAGATGTCGTGTTCGACGTACTGAACGAGTGCGAAACCTTCCAGACCGAAGCCGAGTAACCGAAACGGCCCCCGCCCACCGGGGGCCAAACTTTAACCCTCAAAAGGCGCCAAGCTCGCCTAATGGAATAAGAACAAGATGCCTTCCGAATGCTACCCGGTTCAGGACGCCTTGGCGTTTCTGGCGAGCATGAGAAAACGTTCCGCGAGAATTCCAGGTGCGATGAAACGGCGAGCGTCAAAGCTGGTTTCAAGAGAGTTGGATTCATCCATTGGCAGACTTCCGTAGGCCGCTTTCAATTCCGCTTCGAAAGCGTCGCGCAATTTTTTGAATGATTGTTCGACTTCGGGATAGTCGTTTTCTTCGCGCCAAGGAAGGCGCAAGCTCTGTTTCCAGAGGCGTCCTTTGTGGGAAGGGATTTCCAGATCATAAGTTTTGCCGGATGCCGGATTCTCCGCACGTTCGTGCTGCCCCGGATAGCAGAACTCTTGCCACGAGTCAGGCGGCTCCGGGATGGTCGAAACGACGCGGATGAACGGCAGTGCCAACTCCCGTTCGTGTTCCTCAAGCGTTACCGTGTAATGAAGAACAGGACGGATGTTGCCGCGCCGCTTGGTGATGTTCCATTCAATATGCATGGCGTTGCTCCTGTGTCGCTAGGCGGATGGACGTTCTTTGAGATACCCTGTTTCCCCAAAGGGGGGCGTTGTCCCGTTCGGCTGTTCCGCGAGCCAGAGGACGGGAAAGGCGGGCTCCTCTGGAAACCTGTCGCATTCCAGATCGGTAAACCAGATCATGCAGGTGGGGGCGAGATCGTTTTCCTCGATATAGGCGGTAACCGGCCTGTAGTCCGTTCCGCCGCCTCCTGCCGGGGCCAGCCGCAACGGCAGGTCTTGCCGGGTGAACGTCTGGACGGATTGGACCCGCGTATCATGAAACAAGACGGTCAGAAGCGTGTCGTAGCTTTCCAGAATCCCGGACAGCTCGGTGCAGAACATTTCAAGAAGGGCGTTGTCCACGGAACCGGAGCTGTCCACGGCGAGCACAATATGGGGGATACGGGGCTCCTGCCGCGAAGGGAGGTAGATGCCCTGGTAAAGATAGCGGCGGTTTGGAGTGGTCCATGTGGAGTCGCCGTCCGCACAGTTTTCGAGGAAACGTTGAAGGATGCCCCGCCAGTCCAGCGTTGGGTGCAACCGCTTTCGGAACAAACGGAGAAGGCCTGCCGGCATGTCGCCCATATGCTTGGCGCGTTGCATGGCCTGGACGAGTTCAATGTCGGCTTCCTGTTCCGCCTGTTTTTGGGCTGTCCCGCTGCCTCCGTCCAATACGGGATGATCACGTACTTCTCCCGTAAAGGCCACGGGCTTCGCACGTTGCCCTTTCCCCTTGTCCAGGCTGCTTTCAGAAGCTCCGTGTCCACCCAACAGTTCGGCCTCGCCGCGTTCGCCTTCGGTGGGATCATTCTGTCCTTTCCCTTGGCCTTTCCCTTCGCCCGGCTGCCCGCTGCCTCCTTCCGTTTGTTCGGTTTCTTCCTGCGCTTCCGGTCGCTTGGCACCTTTATTGGGGGCCTCGTCCTGAAGGCGGGCCAGCTCCGAATACAGTGCCTCAACGGAAAACCCGGCATACGCCGGATCATGCACGGCACCCTGAGGGAGGGAGAATCCCGCATCCAGCAAAAGCTGGTTGACGACAATGTCGCAGGCCTTGTTCCAGAGCGCTGTATCGCGTTCTTCGCGGCGGACGTGATGGGCACAAGCCAGATGCATGACTTCGTGTGCCTGTGCTCCTATGAGCGCGGCCTCGGATAATGCGGCTGCGTAGGACGGATTGAAGCCGAGCGTGCGCCCGTCGGTCCAGAGGTCGCTGCATGTGGGATCAGGTTTCAGCGTCAAGCGCAGGGCGATGGAACCAAAAAACGGATGGTCCAGCACGAGCGCCGCACGGGCGCGGATCATGGCGAGATGGGCTTGCCGTTCGAGTGCTGTCATAACGTTACATCAATACATGGGCGTTGGCTTGAGCCCAGTCGGCGAAGGCGGATGTGCGGACAATGCGCTCGTCGCGGCATACTGCGTCACGCATGAGCAGGACACCAAATTCGGAGGGTAGGCGTCCGGCGTAGGTCACAAGGGCGTTGACCGTTCCATCGGCGGCTTTTTCTGAGAGGGCTTCGCACACGGCATATAGCGCTGCCGGGTCATCTGGCACGAGAGCGTCAGCCGGATTGGCAAGGATGTCTTCTACTGAGGGGAGCCCGCGCCAGACACGGAGGAATCCCATGAATTCCGCAGCTGCGCCGTCCCCCACCGTTCCACGGAACAGTTCGTATTCCACATCCGGATCAGGGTTGGCATCAAGAATGCCTGATAGAAAAGCCCATGAACGAGGAGAGGCGAACGCCTTGCCGGAGGAGAGCGGATCAAAGTCATGGAGCAATTTGGGGCGGAATCGCAGAAAAGCGATTACTTCCCGTCTGATGCCCGCTTGCTGTGCCCACAGGATCCAGTCATCAGGCGAGACGTCAAATTCAAGGTGCACCATGCGGTTCGCCAGTGCGGAAGGCATCCGGTGGGTAACGGCCTTGTCCTTTTCGCGGTTGCCCGCCGCTATGATACTCCAGCCGTCGGGCAGACGGTATTCCCCGATTCGCCTGTCCAGTACAAGCTGGTAACAGGCGGCCTGAACCAATGGCGGCGCAGCGTTCAGTTCATCAAGGAAGATGATGCCCTGTTCCGAATCGTCCGGTCCCGGAAGAAAAGCGGGTGGACACCACTCCGCGCGTCCGTTTTCAAGACGGGGAAGCCCTCGGAGATCGACGGGATCGAGCAGAACCGCACGGATATCACGCAGGGCCATGCCGCGATCCGCAGCGACTTTGGCCACAACCTGGCTTTTGCCCACGCCCGGTGCGCCCCAGAGAAATACCGGTTGGTGAGCGGAAAGAAGCGTATGGAGCGCTGAAAAAATCTGAGAAGGAGTCATGAAGCCGTCCATGAAAAAGGGTCATATTCAGGAACGGACTATAGCTATATGAAAATGAAAGTCAATATCTAAAGTTTTTTCAAAACGTCTCAAGCAGAGGTTGACGGGTGCTTGGCCATGGCTCAGGATGCCCTCTATCACCGCCGGAGAGTCCGTGATCTTCCGCTTCTTCGACACTGGAGCAGGTACAGGCCGTGGCACAAAAGGAGCTTGAGGACGAAACCGTGGACGCTTCCCGATGCGCCCGATTTGGATATGACCCCGGTGCGCATCAACATCAGCCTCCCCAAGTGCGTGCTGGAGGGGCTGGACCGCAAGGCCAGCGCCCGGGGAATGACCCGCTCGGCGCTCATCGCCAAGGCTGCACAGGCGTATATGTAACGGGTTGATGCGCTGATAGAGGGCAAAGAACGAAGCCCCCGGATGTTTGTCCGGGGGCTTTTCGCATCTCATGAATCGGTCTTTCTATGCAAAAAATGATGCTTGTATCGCAATCAATAAATGCTATATATTTTAGTATTTCGAAATGGTTGTAAAAGTATGGCTGTGCTAAACTTTGCCGTGGTATTCTGAGGCAAAGGAGTGCCGCCATGAAAGAGGCCAGCATCGTGGAAATCGAGAGAAAAGCCATAGCGTTGATTGACAGGTTCAGAAAGGAAGCGGGACTGAGCGAGGCGAAGTTGGGGGAACTCGCTTTCCCCGAAGCAAAAAATTATCGTCAAAAAATAAACAGCTTACGAAACGCAAGGGGAAGCGGCAATGAACCTTTGCGCCTTCGATTAGGTGATTTTTGCGCTATTTGTCATGCGTTGGGAAAGAACCCCGCACAAGAGCTTTTACTCCTGTGGGGGGAAGCTGATAAAGAGAATAGTTGAGTCAAAATGCACACTATTTTTTCAGAGCCGCCGATTGGCGGCTTTTTTTGTGCGTAATTTTTTAGCAACAGAATTGACATAAGCTAAACAATATAGCATGTCCATATCCAACGGAACTCAAGGTTCCCGTAGCTCATTGACAATCAGCCCCGGTGAAACCCTAGAGCCTAGGCGGGCACGGCGCTTAGGTGCGGGCGGAGGGCACGGTCGGCTTTGACGTCGGCTGTGAAAAGGTGTCAAAGGATGGGAGGGACTATCCAAAGAGGGGAGGCGAAAGCCTCCCCTTGTTTTTCTCGGATGTTGCCCGGAACATACCTTAGCCGAGTAACTGAAACGGCCCCCGTGCCACCGGGGGCCTTACCATTTCCCGGCGAGTATATGCGATATTGACGCCGTATTTGAACTATTTTAGAGTCGTATAAAAGTATTCTTTTAGGTTGAAGCGTGGAACGAAAAAAAGAAGTAGAATTCCTCCAAAGATGGGAGGGATTCATGGAAGAGAAAATGCGCGTGGCACTGGAAAGAAAAGCCGTGGAACTTTTTGAGAAAAGGCGGCTCGACAAGGGATTGAGCGTCGAGGCCTTGGCTGCGCGCCTGTATCCTGACGTTCCTGCCGCCAATGCCCGGATGAATCTTAACCGCCTCAGAAAGCCTCAGATCAACGGCAAACCAAAGCGCCTGTCATTTGGTGACTTCATCGATCTGTGCATAGCTTTGGATATGGTTCCTGAGAGAATCGTTTCCCAAACGATCACTGAGGTACTCGAACAAGAAAAGTAGCCTCTCTGCCATCAATGTTTTATGGAAAGCCGCAATAAAGCGGCTTTTTTAGTATTTTTTAAAAAACGATTTTAGTTCTTTTTTGAATTGACATAAGAACTAAAATAGTTCATATCGATTGTCAGGAATAGACATGCAAATGTCCTGTTCATTGACAATCAGCCCCGGTGAAACCCTAGAGCCTAGGCGGGTACGGCGCTTAGGTGCGGGTGGAGGGCACGGTCGGCTTTTGGTCGCCGTGAAAAGGTGTTAAAGGATAGGAGGGACTATCCAAGTGGGAGGCGAAAGCCTCCCCATAAAACGGTCTTTCTATGCAAAATTTTGTGCTTGTATTGCGCTAAAATTTGGTAGAGGATCAATTCCTAAAATGAGGCTATACTCCCTGCAAAATCTCGGGGAGGATTCCAAATGCCTGTTGATGAAGGGACTGCCGTGAAAATAGAGCGCGATATCCTCAGCTATTTGGATACGGTAAAGAAAGAACGGGGATTAACGGATGAAAAGTGGGGGGAGCAAGCCTTCCAAGGGTCCGTCAATGGACGTCGGAAAGTTCAGAATCTCAAGAGGCCCCAGTCGAACGGGCAGCCGCAGAAACTCTGTATCGCGGACTTCGTGAGGCTATGCAGCGTGTTGCATGTAGACCCGGCCCGTGTCCTCAGCAAGGCTTTGGAAGATAACAATCTGTAATTGAGTATTTTTTTCTGCTTTTTCGTAAGGCTGCGTGGGGCAGCCTTTTTTATTGCGTATGAAGGCACAAATTTTTTGCAAAAAAGGATTGACTAAAGCACAAATATTGTGCAATCGAATATGCAAACAGAATATAGTTTTTCTGTTTACGCTCATTGACAATCAGCCCCGGTGAACCCCTAGAGTCCAGGCGGGCACGGCGCTTGGGTGCGGGTGGAGGGCACGGTCGGCTTTGACGTCGGCTGTGAAAAGGTGTCAAAGGATAGGAGGGACTATCCAAAGAGGGGAGGCGAAAGCCTCCCCATCAGCTCTACTCCAGAGTAGCAATGTGCCCGGAGATTTTATTCCGGCTCTGTGCCGCTACAGAATTTCAAGGACCTTTACGTCAACCTTAGGGGACTCCATGAAGTCCTTGTCCACCTTGCCGGAGAGACGTACCTTGTTCTGGGGTGTAACGGTTCGGCCCGCGAAAAGCTCGAAATCGATCTCCACGATCATCTCGCCCGTGGTGTCCTTGAAGATGTATTTATCGTCGCTGCCGGCAACACGTTGGGTGATGTTCCCGGTGAGCACGACGCGGGCATCGTCCCAGCTTTTTTGGGCTTTGGCTACGGTATCGGCCTCAATGCCGGTAGTGGGGCCTTGGAAGCCTCCTCCCTGAGCGGAATTCGGTCCCTGAAAGCCTGCTGCGGCTATGGTGGGAGCAGCAAGGGTAGCGGCAAGGACCAGTGCGAACAGACGCTTCATAGTTGCTCTCCTGTTGTTTGTAAGATTGATTCTTTTTATCTATAATCAAAAATATAGATGCGTCAAGCGGATCGGATTCAAGCCGAGCGAGGATATATGGAGGCCAATATGTTGCGCATATTGCTTTTGATCGTGGCCCTTGCGTTTCCGCTTCCGGCCTATGCATGGCCCGGCACGGTGCTGGACGTCCACGATGGCGACACGATGACCGTGGCGCCGATGGGCGACGTCCGGACGCCGTTAAAAATCCGGCTCTACGGCATAGACGCCCCAGAGCTGGAGCAGAAGGGCGGCCCGCAGTCCCGCGATCACCTCCTGTCGCTCGTGCGGCCGGGGCAGGACGTTGAGGTGATCAAGATGAGCACCGACAAATACGGTCGCACGGTCGCGCTGGTGGCTACGGACAGGGTGCTCAATGCCGACATGCTGGAAGCGGGGCAGGCGTGGGCGTATCCGGCCTTCTGCAACGCCCCTTTCTGCAAAGGCTGGAAGAAGCTGGAGCAGGACGCCAAAGAAGCGCGGCGGGGCCTCTGGTCCCGAAAGAACCCGACCCCGCCGTGGAAGTGGCGGCAGAAGCGGAAATGAAAGAAGGTCCGGATAATCTCTCGGGGCTTTGTTTTATCAAATGCCTTCGGCATATTCACCGAGCTCATCAAGCACGTTTTTTCTATCCCAGTTGCTGTCGGCAAGGCAGTGTTTCGCATAAAACGTCTGCAAACCAAGATGGATGAGGAGTCCGGGAGTTTTCTTGACGGCAGGTGATACTTCCGGGTCGGCGTTTAGTTCGATTTCAAGTTTTTCCAGTCCCTCTTTCCAGCTTTTTCCTGGGTCTTGAGCAAAGCCATAGGACAAAAAAGGGTCGGTGAAGCACATATCGTCAAGGAGCGTGAGGTATGCGGCAACTTTCTTTTGGGCTTCAGCGGTGGGAGTTTCGGCATAAGCCGATGAGCCCATGCAAAGCATAATAATGAGTGCCAGAAAGCGGCACATCTTTTTTCTCACTTTCATTCGCATCTTACTTTCCCTCTCGTTAGTCTTCCAAGACAGTCTCAATTCGCCGGCGCAGTTCGGCTGCTTTGCGAGCATTGCCTCGGGCGTAGGTCCGGCCCATCTGCCACAGTTCGCCGATGGCGTCCTTGAGGCGGGTTGGGATGTCCTCACGCCGCATGGCCTGCCGCTGGAGCACCTTGATTCTGCCGCGCCATTCCTTGCCCGGATTCTCGCTGCCGCACCCATAGACACACTGCTGGAATATCTCCGAGTCCTTGAAGTCGTCGAAGTCGTCCAGAAGGTCGTTTATAGCCTCCCGGACGGTTTCCGTAGCGTTCGATGCACACTGTGCCCGTATGGGCGACAGGGCAAGCAGAAGCACGAGAGCGAGGCAGGGCGCAAGAAAACGCATCAATGCTCACCTATATAAATTAAAGTGCGGCTCCGAATGCCATCACAGTTTCGTCACTGTCGCGCCCGGAGACGGCCTTGCCCGTCGCCGCTTCAATCATGTCGAGCAACAGGATGGCCCGTTGCCGGATGAAATCGTCAAAGGCGTTTTGACGAAGCTCTTCGACCGGGATGGCATGGGAGCGGAGGCAGGCGTCCAACGTCTCCGATGGAACCCCTTTTTTTTCTTCGATACGCTTCAGGTAGAGGCTTGGCGCGTCACCGCTGAGATATTGATTGGTTGTGGTAGAAAGAGGTGTTTTATTGATGACACTATTCCATTTTTCGCGCGGGAGATTCTTTGCCGTACACCATGCTTTGGGAAAAACGTGATGGATATCAACCGGCGTCACGAAGTAGGCGTTAATGGCTATGGGCGTAGCGGAAATAAAATCTTTGCCGCCGCGCTGCATCAGCAAAATGGACAGCCCCTTGTAAGCTGCGGAAATACGGGTCTGTAACGAGAGCAAACGGCGAGGTGCGAAGCTGGCGTCTTTGACGGTGCGGGGGGTGTCTCCGCCGTTCACCCAGTCCACGACATCGGGAAGGTCTTGGCTGAACCGTGTTTCGTTAGCCCCGCCGTACAATTCCCCGAAAACCCCGCACCAGTACCAGCGGAGGACTTTTTCCTTGATGGAGGCGTTATCGATCTGGTTCGAGAGCGCCGCGCAAATGCAGGACAAGGGGATGAGCTGAGTCGCGTAGGGAAGGAAGCGGGGATCAAAGATTTTTTCTTCGGCAAGAAGTTGGGCGGCTTTTTTAAAGCCATACTCCATCTCGTCCGCAAGTCTCTGGTAATCGGCGACGACCAACTCGAGGACATCCTTACGTTTGCAGGTAACTGCGGAGGACTCGGACTGGGCTTTCCGGAAACTCGCGTACAATGTGAGCGCTGTGAGGAACGCCGTACCGTCAGCCACTTTCAAAAGGCTATGTCGTTCGCGCATCCGTTCTGAGCGTGCCTTCCAGTCTTCCGGCAAGTTGAAATGGCTGGCGGCAAAGGTTGCCGTCACGAGTTCGAATACCGTCAGGGTGACGCCACCTGTGTTGACTTTTTCAAAGACCTTGCAAACGGCTTCACGAGTGGTGTCGATTCCCAGTTCTATGGCAGGCACCTTGAACTGCTGAAAAGAACTCAGCACGTCGTCTTCAAAATCCATCAGGAAGGAGTCTTCCTGCTCGCCGTGGTACCTGCGGTATCCCTTCCGCCATTCTTTTGATTTCACAGGGTCGAAAATGATCGATGCGGGAAACATCTTCTTTTCGTACTGCTGCTCAAGGGTGGAAAGATCCAAATCGATTTTACGCCCAAAATCGCTGAGAATTTTGAACGTGTCCGGAAGAGAGAGGATGGCTTCTTCCCGATCTGCGCGGGGATCAAGGCATTTCTTCATATCCAAAAAGTAGACGCGGTGAACCACATCATCCTTGTCCGTTTTTGTTTTAACGGGTTTGCCGCTGTATAAGGCCAGATACATGGATGTGAGGCGCTGCTGCCCGTCGAGAACGAGTTTTTTTGGGGCAGGCGCGGGGGACAGCTCGACTCCTTCAAACAAGCGTGTTTGGAACGGGACGCCTCCGGCTTCTAGGAACATGACGGCGCCGATGGGGAAGGAGAGTGAGACACTGGCAATCAGTTCAAGGATATGTCGGTCATCCCACACCCACTCGCGCTGGAAGTCGGGAAGCTGGATGATTCCGTTGTGGATGTCGGCAAGGACGTCTTTCAGGTTGGGTTCGGCGGTGCGGAAGGACATGGTGGCTCCGGTTTCGTGAAATATGATTGGTCCTCTGCATGAAATTCTCGGTATTACATTATCAGAAAGTTGTTATAGCCTCAACAACCTTATGGCGTCTGTAGGAAAGGATACCCAAACTGGAAGGAGATTTTGGACGTCCCGCAACGGCTGGAAGAAGCTGGAGCAGGACGCCAAAGAAGCGCGGCGGGGCCTGTGGTCCCGAAAGAACCCGACCCCGCCGTGGAAGTGGCGGCAGAAGCGCAAGTAAGAGAAGGCCCCGGAAATCAAGCCTCCCGTTTTCCATCATAGACTTGAAGGAAGACTTCTTTCAATTTAGGGCAGTCACGCTTGTATAAGCGATCACCAGCTTTCATATGCAGCGTTGTTTTATCTTTGAACATAACATACTTGAGATAGCCTGAACCATAATAGACGCGGCAGATCCAGTTTGAAATTTTTTCGTGGTAGATAACAAAGTAACCTTTTCTTTCTACCCATTCCAATTTTTCTGGAGTTTGCTCACCCAACGCATCCTCTAACATTGGAAATACATTTCTTTCCCAAGTGACGGGTTCTACCGAGGGTATACTATGATTTTTATCAAAAAATTCAGTATGTTTTGAATATTGAGGTGCCGCCTGTTCAGACGGTGGGATCATGCCAAGATGTTGATAGATAAATGCGACGATTTTGGACGCTTCTGATGGTTTTTCCCCGTATGACCATCTGTTTTCCTCTATATTGAAACTATATCGCAGGGAATCCTTGTGGATACTGACCCAAGGGATTCCCGTCGCAAATTCTATAAGAGCTGCACCTTCTCTCCCAAAATATGGAATGGTCATTCCTCCCCCATAGGGAAGCCCTCGTTGCTTAGCACCCCTTATGACGATTAGTCGCAGAAAAGGTGAAAGCTGTTCTGGAAGGCTGGCAAAATGTTTCGAGTAGTAATTCGCTAAATGTTTACAAATTCGGCAAGGGTTATCCAATGGTTCTGCAGAGCGGGATTCTTTCCAGTCAGGACATGTACATTCCACCCGCTGTGGATAGATAGTATACACAGCAGGAGAGGAAAAACTTTTGACTGGAATTCCTTCTTCCATTTTTTCTTTTTCTGTTATCTCGTGACCTTCTACAGAAGGTAATGCCTGTAGCTTATTGCTTGACTCACAGTAATTTTTTTCCACCTTGTCTGATTGGGGATGCCCCAGGGCTGTATTCGGGAGAATGAAGTCATTTTTGGGGATATCAATTTGTTTGGAGGTGAGGTCTTGGGATTTTTTTTGTTTTCTTTTGATGACTACGCTCACCAACATAAAAAATACAAGACCAATTCCAAATAGAATCCAGAGACCATTTTCGGCATGCTGAAAATCTAGTGATGTAACCAAAAATCCTATCGCTATCGCGCCAACGATAACGGCAATGATGGCCAGAAGAGTTTGAAGACAAGAAATGGCTTGTTTTGTGTCTTGAGAACTTTCTTTTGATGGCATTCCCCTCCTCCCTCTATTTCAACTTGCTTAGTAGTATCTATTCTCATCCTATGACTACTGATAGGGCCTCAGATGCCACCGTCGGGAACACCAGTCACAGGTCTGACCGAGGTGGCATGTTGGGGATTGTCCCGGCGAGCCTCGGTGGGCGTCACTACGGCGCTCACCGACTCGGCCAAGCGTTTGTTTTCTTCCAGTAGGGCAATCAGTTTTTCCTTATCCGCAAGCCTTCCCTTGAGATCAAATACCTTCTCTTCCAGCTCTTTGTTTCTGACCAGCAGCTCGAGCAGGGCCGAGTTATCGGTTTGAGCCGGAGATTGATTTGGGGACGGAGACTCTGTGGCGTCTGTTTTGAGCATGGGTCCCTCACCAAAGTAGAGCCAGTCGCGGGAGAGTGAAGGGAAAAGCGATAAAATATTGGGCAAGAGGGGCCACAGATTATCTTGGCGCTTTTCATTCAGGTATCCAGAGAAGGTAGCCTGCTTGAATCCGAGTTTTTCAGCAAGCGCCTTGTCTGAACCAGTGAAATGTTTTGCAATTTCTTTTACTCTATTGAAAAGCTCCATTTTTACCACCTAAAAATGAGTTTTTAAATTGACAAAACTAAAAACTCAATATATAAAATTCTCAACAAAGAATCTTTATACAGAACTAAACTACAAAATTTAATACCAGAACGAAATAAAGGAGGCAACGACATGACTCGTCCACGAGCTGTTCGATGTCGGGAGTGGATGCAGGAACATGACATCACGTTTCCTGCACTGGCAAGGCAACTGGGGATGAAGAGTGATGCGGGTCCCCGTATGCTTATTACGAGGGAAACCATTCCCGTGAGGCGCTACAATCAACTGCGCATTTTGGGGTTTCCTGAAGACCTTCTTCCCATTCCGCTTGATCTTCCCCGTGGGCGTCGCCCAAAGGAGCCTCGGTTCCCCGGACTCGAGGAGAACCATCAGGAGGCAAGCCATGCCTGAGCGGAATTGTTTGTCCATGCGCTTGGTAGGTATCCAAATCGCGTGGCCTCAGTCGGGAGGCCCTTCCCTTATTGGTGGGAAAAAGCGGATACGACTTCTTAAACGCCTTCTCAAAGGGACAAAAGAATACTGCCGCGTTCGGTCACAAAGAGTTTAACCCGGCATCCCGCCGGAATCACGCAAACGGAAAGGGGAGTTTGGCATGAAGGAAGACACTCCGAACATCGGGGCGATATGTCAGCGGCTTGCCAAGCACGCCCCGTCAGGGCTGTCGGCGGAACAGATCGCCTATCGGCTCGGGCGCCCGTACAACACGCTGATGTCCGAGCTTTCGCCCCTGCGGGACACGCACAAGTTCGACGTGAACTTGCTGATACCGCTCATGCGGCTGGCGGGCTCCACGGAACCGCTGCACGTGATGGCCCGCGCCCTCGGCGGGGTGTACGTCGACTTCCTCCCGGTGTCGGACGCCGCGCATCCGGTACATGGCCAGTGCATGGCCTCGGTGAAGTCGTTCGGGGACATGATGGTCGGCACGGCGAAGGCGCTGGAGGACAACATCATCACCAGCGAGGAAAGAAGGGAACTCGCCCGGCTCGGCTATAGGGCCGTGGGCGACATTTTGGCCCTGCTGCTCCAGATCGACGAAGCGGAGGCTCGGGATCGGGGCAGGGCGTAAAAGAACGCCCCCGGAGTTGCTGGAACAACGCCGAGGGCAAACATCCAGTGAGGACTGCTCAAATGGATAGAAATGAAATCTACACGGGCAAGGCAAGGCTTGTCAATCGCGGCAACGGCATCGTCCTGCGCTGCGCAACGAAGGGTGAGCTTGCGGAGCTTCTGGCGCTGCTCAGGGCGCTTTTCCCGCATGGGGGACGCATGAAGGATCTCATGGGGAGGGCTGCGGCATGAGGTACGTTATCGGAGACAGCGCCCGCCTCGTGACTCCCTATCGCGGTTACTCGTGGGTGACGATCATCGGCTACGAAGGCGACGGGTATTGCGTGGAACTTACTTCCGGCCTCGAAATCGTCGTCCGGGAAGACGAGTTGGAGGACGTATGAGCCGGAAAATCCGCGAACTCGCCATCCCGAAGTACAAAAAGGACTGGCCCGGCAAGACCCTTTTGATGAAGGAAGCCTGTCCGACGACACGTATGTCTCCCTATGAATATGGCGAAAGGCTCCCCTCGCTGATTGAGGCCGGGGTATTGGTGAAGCTTGAACGTTTCCTCTCCAAGTCGGAGGCCACCCTGAGCGGACACTCTGATCTGTATCAGTGGGCTGAGAAGGAAGGCCAGCGCGTCATCAAGATCGGATGGCGCTGTCCGAGATGCGCCGTCTGCCATGAGGACTACATCCCCGAATCGTTCATCCGCCAGAAAAAGGCCATTTTCGTTGAATTCACCGGAACCGAAGGAGAGGAAGCATGAGCGTCATCAACCAGTTGGATATCGAACACATCGACGAAGCGTTGCGGAAGTTTGCTAATCTGGAAAACATGAATGGTTTTGCGGCCATTCTGATCGGCTTCACGGATGAGGGTGATCTCTCATGCCTCATCGGAAAGGGTAAGCTTAATCAGGGTGATATGCTTTATTCTTTTAGCAAGGGGATACAAAACTTGTTTGAGAGAATGGACGCTCTCAAGCAGGACGGGGGCGTGCAATGATGCCGCTGGACTGGAGCGAACACGCAAAGCTGGAGCGTGGTGCGGCCCTCCCCGTGGACGAGTCGTTGCTCGTGATGCTCCGTGAACGCCGCAAGGGGCCCGAACGTGTGGAGGCCACTGAGATGACCTTGGCCGAAGACCCGCTGTTCGCTATCGAGCGTCGGATCGAAGAGGAAGGCGATGACGGCGAGAAGCGGCTCACCAGCCGGATAGAATCCGTCTTCTTTTCCTATGAGGAGGCAGAGACGTACTTGGAGCAGTTCAAGTATCGGCTGCACGGCTGCCGCCTCACGGTACTGCCGACCTTTGGTTCTCTCAAGCGTGTCCTTCGCGCCGGGGAGTTCCTTGACGAAATCGAACGCCGTTTGGCGGAAGGAGGCCACGATGGAGCGGCATGAGTTCGACGCGGCCTACGCCCGCATCTGCGAGGTCTGCGGCATGAAGACGCAGACGGAGCTTTCCGCGTATCTGGGCATCCGCCAGAGTTCCATCTCCGACGCCAAGCGGCGCATGATGATTCCTGCCGCGTGGCTGTTGACCCTTTTGACCCGCGAAGGCGTGAACCCTACGTGGATTCTGACGGGCGAAGGTTCCAAATTCTTGGTTCCGGCCTCGTTGCCTCCGAGCGCGCCCACGCTGCTGCTGGCTCGTCTGGCAGGGCCGGAGCTGGAGCAGCGCATCCGGGCGGGGCTGACGAGCGCGACGGAATGTATCGCCGAAGAAATCCGGGCGTTCGCTGAGGGCAAGGAGGAGAAAGGGGAATGATAGACCTGCTCATTGAGTACCGCCACTGGCTTGCCGGGACGGTCATGGGCGCGGGCTTCGTTTGGCTCTTTGTGGTGCAGGAGGTGGCCCGCAAGCGCCGCCTTCGCCGGATGGCGAGGGAATGCCGCCATGAGTCGGGACAGGAAGGGTAGCCCCTCCGTCTCGCCGTCCGAATCCTCGGAGGCATGGCTTGAGTCCCATGCCTCCGAACTGGTGGACTGCGGGAGGATGCGTTGCCGGATGCTGGCCCGCCATTGCGGGACGCGGGAAAGCTGTTTCCGCGGCGGGCGGTGCCCGAAGGCTCCGCGAGGCGCGAGGCCCGTCCAGACCGAAAGGGCGTCCATGCCCATGTACTACGCAAACCCGGATTGTTGAGATGAAGCTGTTTCGTAAGGAAAAGAAGCCCGCAGGGGCGTACTGCTGCCCCATCTGCAAGAGGGGCTATCGGCACGCGGGCATGGCCGAACGCTGCACGAGGACGGCGGTGTGCCGCTTGTACAACACGCCGCCAGCCGAGGTGCGGGAGGCGTGGAGGCTTGTCGGCGGAGCCGCGTCGTTGGGGTGGTTTCTGGCCCATCCGATCCTCGGTACCGAGCCGGAGGACTCTGGGCTGTATGGAGCCGCGAGAGCCGTTCAGGACACGACGGGGGAATTGTACGCGATGCTGCACGGCGGCTTCCCGTGCGCCGATCATGTCCGGCGCGCGCTGCACGCCGCGCTGACGGGCGAGGTAGCGGGGATATGGCCTCCGGGCCATCCCGCCCACCTCGGTCATGTCGGGGACGTGATCCGCTCGGTGATCTGCGACGCGAGGGGCGAGGCCGTGGCCCGCGCCGTGCGGCCGGGGCTGCTGGACGGGATGCGCGAACTGGAGGAGCGCGTGGAAGCGCTCTATGACGAGATCATCCCCGAAGGTGAAGCCGACTATGAGGAAGACGCCATCGAGGGCATCGTGCGCCTGAGCGATGCCGTCATCGGCCCGAAGCCCGAAGGCCGCAAGCCGTCGCTCTACCTCGTCAACGAGCGGCACCTCGTCGTCGGGCGGGGCAGGGCGGACGTGCGCCGGGTCATGATGGGGTTCGGGCTCTCGAAGCCCCGCATCCAGGGCATCAGCCCCGGCGAGAAGTTCGAGGACGGGCGCACCGCCGAGGACATCATCAAGACAGCCGTGCGCGTCCCGGCGCTCATCGGACGCATGGAGGAGTGAGCATGTCGCAATCGCATGAAAAGCAGCTTATTGAAGCCCTGCGTGTCGTGTGCGGGGGAGAGAAAAGTGAAGTTTCTCCAGAGTTGGGAGACGAAATCGTCAAGGCTATCAGGGAAGAGATTGCTCCGCTCGTTGAATTGGCAGCGTTTCCGCACCGGGAGTATTTGGATGAAAAAGCCGCGTCTTTTTATTGCAGTACGCCCGTATCGACATTGCAGCGTAAGCGCGTGGACGGAAAAGGCCCTGTGTACATCAAGGATGGTGCCAAGGTGCTTTATGCCCGCAAGGATTTGGATCGGTATATGGCGGCCCGAAAGGTCAAGACGTATGAGCAGAGCTAGCGATTTTTTCTATAAGTTTCAGGGCATCCCACTTAGCGTCGGGACTGAGCTTGGCGTATCGTTGGGTGGACCGCAGGCTTGTATGCCCCACCAGCTTGCCGATGGTGTACAGCGGGACATTCTGACTGGCCAGCCACGAGCAAAAGGTATGTCGCAGGGTGTGGATAACGACTTTGAACCGGGGATCGGTGATACCATCGTTCAGGCCAAGAATGTTTACGGCCTTCGTAAAGGTATGGGTCAAGGCATTGGGTCGGATTTGAAGTCCTTTTGCCGTAGTGAAGACGAGATCGGCTGGTCGGACTGGGACAATGGACTGCAATACGTTGATAACCGTATCGTCCATGAACGCGGCGCGCTTTCCCATTTTCCCATCGACATGGATGAGGCGGTTCTCAAAGTCGACATCTTGACCGCGCATACGGAGCACTTCGCCCACCCGCATTCCCGTGTGCATGGAAATGAGCGCAATGCGGTATACGCGGCAGGAGAGTATTTCGAGGACATCGAGCAGCCTCTCCAATTCAATCGGTGTAAGAAATCGTTGCCTCTCGTTGTTCGAGGGAAGCAGTTTGACTTTAGGGGCAGGGCCGGGATGAAGGCCCCATTCGATCATGCGCCCTATGACGTTGAGGACATCGAGAAGGATAAAGTTGACCGTCGAAGGGGAGAGCGTGTTTCCCCTAGGGAAGACTTTGCCTGTTTTTGTCTTGCGGATGGCCTCTTTGGCCAGCAAAGCCACCTTGAAGGATTCCAGGCTGAACGAGGTGATGTCTTTCAGGAGCACGTTTTCGAAGACGGGCTGGATGTGAATGGCATAGTGGTGGCGAAGCGCCTTATGGTTTTTCAGCAAAGGGAGGCGTTTTTCAGCGAAAATTTCCCACGCACGGCCATAGGTCAGCGGATCGGCTTTGGGTGGAGAGGGAAACTGGTCGGGATGGCGGCTCACACGGATACGTTCCGCCCTGATTTCACTTGCCAAGACAGCGGTATAGCCTTCGCTTTTCCAGCCTACTTTTTCCCAGATCAGCTTTGGCCCGACCTTGTATGTGATTTCAAAACAGACGTCAGCTTTCCCGAGATAGCGTTTCGTCTTGCTTGTGCGAGTGTAGACGCCAGTGTACTTTGTCTTATCACGCAGGGCCAT